GAATCACTAGTGGAATAAGACTTCTTAAGATTTCTACAACTCGTTATTTGAGTAAAAGTTGGTGCTGAATCATAAGTAGGCATGTGCTCTGGGAAAATAGAGCCTGTAAAATACTGGATTGTCCCAAGAGTATGCGGGCCAGCGCTGGATTGGTTATGCCACACATCATACATAACGGTCAACCCCTTTGGTAGCTCCGTCGAAAGTGCTGCGGTTATGGCCATCTCGGCGGAATAAACGCCCCTGGACACCCAAGAAGCTGTCGTATTGAGATTGCCGTCATATAGAGTTAACTTTGAGCCGGTAGGAGCTGTCGAACCTGAAAAAAGGGAAACCATCAGAGTACTCCCGGCCTCAACCACCGGAATATTGACCAAGCGCCCACGGATATAATTATACAAATACAATGTATTAAGGTTATCAGCTGCCGGGGCCAGAGAGCTCGAATAATAAAAGTTCTCGCGATCATCTGAAACCCGAGAATCCCAGCGAGCCTCGATTACAGGACGCTTGAAGAAAAATTCGCTAGATCTAGCAAAAAACTTCTTGGTATAATAAGATTGCTGTGCACCATTCGTATTGTTGATAATTTTTCCTGTGTCCGCCCCCGTAGAACTAGAAAAATAAGCTTCCTCACTAGCTGTTAAACGGAGGCCGAGGCCGTAATTACTGTAAGTACCGTCGACCCACTGTTCTACAATTCGAGTTATGTCTAATTGAATGTCTTCAAAGCCCTGTGCAAAATTAATATTATAAGTTGAACCCGGATCCTGCGTGATATAATCTCCCCCAATGTTGGTCCACGTGTTAGAGTCATCAGGCTTGATCCAATTAGAGGTACCCAAGTCCAGATAGTTGTCCATGTCAAGTCCAGTTCCTTCTGCCCACGAACGAGAAACTGGCGCCACCGTCAAATTGAAATCCTGGGGGAGTGTGAAGGGATGAGCAGCATTAAACATTCTAAGATAAAACGACACACTTCCGCTAGCGGGAATAGTACCAGCCGTTCTATCGGCCGTAATGGAAGTAATCGGAAATCTTATTAAGGTTCGCGATAGTTCCTGAGATTGTCCCGTGCTACCTGATACTTGTCCATAAATTGAAAAAATTTCTAGGGAGTCGGCATAACCCATATTTGAGCCAGTACCACGTGTAGTAAGGTCAGCCTCGAAAGCATTTGTAATGGTGGTGTCGATATCCGCGACGTACCTGGCAATTGCCATTATCTTATAGATCCTTGAATGTCATTGTTGGGGAACTTCAATTCAAAAATTGTAGTCTCAGCAGCGTTGATGGAGCGCCCGTCGGCTGACATATTACTTTGAAAGTCATAGTTACTTTCGGAATATGGGCCCCCCTGCTTTGGTACTATTTGTACATCATAGACATCTAAAACCCCCTTTACCTTTAATAACTCTCTATAAACATCTGTTATTAAAAGTCTCTCACCAATATCGTAGGGATTATCATTGTAGAAGGACGCCAATCTTGTACTAGCCCGACTGATTACTGTGTATCGATTTGCATTGGATTCTAAAGTAATCTGATATTTAATTCCAAAATTTACTATTTCAGCATCGAGAATATCTATAGTATCATTAATCATTTTATACTGAGTTATCCAATTTTTTACATTACCTTTTAGCGCAGAATTGGCAGCTATCAATTTGGCACTTGTGTCTGTCGAAATTACATACAAATTCAAATTTCTCTTGAACTCGGCAAAATCTTTTACAATGCGGGCGCGAAAGACGGATCCGAATTTTCCAGGCATAGCATACACAATCGCTTGATAATCTTGAGCGGTTACTGCTCGATTTTGTGTTGCAAAATAACTTCTAACTCTCTCCTTAACTTCAGTTGAGGAGGGAAGCGAAATGTTTCCAACAAAAGGCTGCTCGTTTGTTACTTCTAAAGACGCAACTACGGTATTTCGCATATCTGGAGTAAGCGATGCCTGGTCGCGAAACTTAAAGTTTGCAGAATTAACAGCATTAATAGTGTTTATAGCAGAATTTACATCACGATTGGAATTAAGTCTATAAGAAATTCTCAATTTAGTGTTTGACGGCGCAATACCAAATTTGTCAGTACTTATAAGTTTAGTGGGATCAAAATCAGCATCTGTTATGTAATCTCTACCATTTAAATCCAACATCAGATTGGTTGGATCCAGCACCGTATTGCTTAACAACTCAGAATCTGAGCCATATCCAAACTGAAGATACGAATCAATTGACGTCTGTTCCAAAACAAAGCGACGGGCCACTGGGACAGCTTTTAAGATACTTGGTACTGCCGACCGGCTGGCGCCGCTATTGCGAATCGCTTTATAAATAATGTTTTGAGATAAATTGTCCACTTGGAAATACTCGTGGCCTTCGGTGTCCACAACACTTAAAATGTCTGCCACGTTTGTATTAGATAAACTAACTTTCAAAAACCTCTGGAAGTTTCCTATCTCGCGCTCTTCTACGGCGGCGTGGCCCGAAACGGCTCGTCCAAGAGCCCTAATAATGTAAGATGTTGTGTTGCCGTTGGTGGCATTAGCTTCACCCGCCACCATCTGGTTGGTAGGTGTTGCGAAATCTACATCTTCTAACAGCGTATAGGATCCTCCGCCACCAGAACCGAACAGAGAGCCAGCCTTTAAAACTCCTGCATATCTTAAATCGGGGCCCCCACCGACGCTAGCAGCAGGTACCTTAATATAAAAAGTTAAAAGCCCGTAAGATGAGGGACTGCTGGGGAGGCGAAAGCCAAATTGGCGCGCGTGTCGTACCACGTTGCTATACTGAATAGCTGAGTCCAAAAAGCTCTCGTTTGCTTGATAGTCCACATAAAAGGACAAAATATCTCCCACATAGGAAACAGTGTCGAGCATTAAAGAACCAAACGAAGCTTCACTAAAATCCTTATAAGTATTGGGATAGTAACGTTTGGCGTAGTTTTCTAAATCTTTTCTAATCGAATCAAAGTCTCGACTAGTATAATCTATTGATTGTAATTTTTTTGGCATTGAAAAGTCCGTTAGTAATTAGTTATCAAATTCCAATTTGAAGTGTTGTAGATGTCTGTAAAGGTACAATTGTAAAATCTATAGAAATAGATAAATCATGAGGATCCAGATCTAGAGCACCTTCTGGAACCGAAAAGTTAATCTTATTTAACTTAATAAAAGGCAAGTACTTTGACGTCTGTGATAAAATTCGGTTATTAATTGCTTCATAAGTCCCGGGAACATTCTGTTCAAAAAGATACGTTTTTAAACCAACCCCAAAATCTGGGTTCATAATTCTTTCCCCGGGTATTGTCAGCAAAAGCATTTTAAAGTTTTGTGTTGCCAATGCGGTATAATTTTTTATTAAACGATATGGTCCATCAACATTGTCGATCGTTAATGGTAATTTTGGTGAAATCCCGGACATAATATTAATCCCTCCCTATAATTAACACTGACTCGCAGTTTCTTCCTCGGAAAGATTACTAATTGGTTGATCATCCTCGGCGGATTGATCTGACTTCATGGCATCATCCAAAGCATTCTTAAGCAGCATCAACAACAGATATACAATTCCAAATGGCCCCGGAGGCATCATTAGGAGCCCCAAAAACGTTCCTGTAAAGTCCACGCCGTTCATATCTATGCGGGGGAATAGATTGTCTTTAATAGCCGCTGGAACATTGTTCCTTGGATCACGGGGATCTTCCTGTGACCTTATATAAGTGAGGCCATCCCACTCCGGCATGAAGGGGAGATCTTGAGGACTGGAGAAGGGAACCTTCGGCGGATTTCCTATAAACATAGCAAAGTTCTTGGGCTGGGGCATAGAGCCTTCGCCAACAAAGTTTTTCCAATCCACCGCAGGGAGTCGCATAGTGGTATCCATTGGCTGTCCTTTGCGATCTTTCCCATTCGGTGAGCCGGGGCCAAGTATAAATCCTGATGATGCAGCCTCCATGGAAATGGCCAGAACACAGAATAGAAGTTCCATTATTTTCTCTCCGGTAACATCTGGGAAAGGACCGACGCCGGGCGTGGGGACGGGGAGGCCAAGAGGGCTGCCTTGGGTGGGGGTACCGGGAGGAGCCGACGTCGGGTCTGGGGCGGTTGGCGGTTGGGCCGCGGCTAGAGCCGTCAATGCGGCAACGAGGGCAGCCCACGTATCGGGGCCGACTATACCATCAACCTCAATTTGCGATGCGGTCTGGAAGGCTTTAACTTGGCCTTCTGTTTCCGATCCAAATATTCCGTCGATACCAAACTGAACGAGCATATACTCCAGTTGTTCGAGTTTCGCCTGAAGAATACGAACATTTTGCCCTTCGTTGCCTTTTCGCAGAACGGTCTCTATGGGAAGCTCACCAATCGCGGTGGCTGCGGCGGCAATGTTGGCATCTAGTTCCGCTTGAGTGGCTGCCCCGCCGGTGCCCTCCGTCGCGGTGGGATCGACCTCTACGGGCGCTCCGCCAACTGGAACCGCTTTGCTCTCTAGTGTCGCGACCGTGGCGATGGCCCATTCTACGCCTGATCGTGCTTGATGGCTTATGTTATACGCGGTGGCCCATGCGCGATTCGTTCCGACCTGTCGATAAAGCCAATCTCCCTGAGCGTCTTTAGCATACTCGAATGCGGCCACACTGATTCGGTGGTCACGCAGTCGAATGGAGTTGCTGGGGTCCAGGGTATATCGTACAACCACACCACCCTGGCCTTCTCTAAATAGAGTCGCTTCGGATGGCGTGTATGCCACACAGTTCTTCTCGCAATCAATGACCTTGATGCTATTATCCGAGATATCTGTCCACGTTTCGTCGGTGATTTTCTTCATATACCACTTAGGGGGAGAACCAGCAGGCTCCATGGGCAGCCGCGCATAAACATACGCCTCGTCAAAGCTGTCAGGGCTTGGGGGGACACTGGTTCTAAGTTTATACAGCCCGGCGCCAATGGGAAGTCCCGGAGCTTGAGGAGCAGGCGCGGGCGGCGGGAGGGCGGCGCTCGCATCGATGCCGCCGCCTCCAGGGGGCTCAGGAGGCGGGGCCGCGGCTTGTTCGGGAGGGAGAGGACCTTCTCGCAAGAATCTAACAGGCTCTGACTTGTCTATTGCCTTGGCCATTTCATTGAAGATCATAGCAGTAATGTCTCGGATAATCTTCGAAATTCCAACATGTGGATCCATGGTCTCTGATACACCTCTCAAGATGTTGATAGGAGTTTCAATTAGCATCTTCAAAATGAAGTCTCGTGCAGACTGATTGATGCCCGAGAGGGGATCATTAATGTTTGTGAGGGCGGCTTCAGCTGCCTGTGCTGATGCGTATGGCGCGACGCTCGGAGTGGAAGGATCTTCATTTAGCACCGAATCAATGATGATATCTAAGCACCTGAGCTTGGCACCCATAAGGAGACCATCCATCGCAGGGAAACTTTCCGTTGTCAAATAAAAGTTATACATTATAGGGACTAAAGATGTTAAAGATCTGTTAAAGACTTTGTCAAAATAATCCTGAAAGACTCCATCTTCGGTTATCAGTGTTAACTCACTATTTGTAACTTTGTCTTTATAGGCCTCAAGTTGAGTTTGCAGTACGGGAACCTGGGTAGTCGCCCACCTACCTAAAGTAGTATTATATCTGGTCGAGGCGGCCGTCTCCGTCGTTGAGATTTCGCCGGCGAGCGGCAGACT